GTGCTCGGCCAGCTGCGCGAGCATCAGCTCGTAGGCGCTGCCCCGCACTTCGTCGCCGGGGCCGGCGGCCAGGGCCGCCAGCTCGGCCAGCACGCGCATCTTGTGGCGCTTTGCCGGTGTGGTCATGTTGGCGGGCTCCAGGCTCAGGCCACCAGCTGGATGTTTTCTACCAGCGCGGCGCGGTCGTTGTCTTCCACCACGTAGGCGTCGTTGGAGCTTTCGTAGTTCTCCACGCGGTCGCGCTTGGGGTTTTCTTCCATGCGGCGGCGGCGGGCGCCTTCTTGCCAGTAGATCGACAGGTTGTCGAATGTCGTCACCAGCATGGCGTTGGCTGGGAAGTAGGGCACGGTGACAGCTTGCAGGCCGCCCACGCGCTTTTGGCTGATGACGATATCGGCCGCCAGTGTTTCGCTGGGCGCCTGGGTCACATTGACCATAGGGAAGTACTTGTCTGCCAGCAGCTCGCGGCCCAGGATGACCACCAGATCAGGATCGTGCTGGTACCAGGGCGCCAGCAGGCCGATGGCGTCATACACGGCCGCGTCGAGGTTCTTGTAGTCAGAGCCTGCAGCGGCGCCGATCTTGACGGTTCCGGCGGTTGCGCCCTCGTCCAGCACGTTCTCGGGGGCGTCTTCGCGCAGGTGCTGCAGCCAGCCCTTGTTCACGTCCTGCAGCAGCGGGTTGGTGGCCAGGTCGGTAGTGGCGGCAATGCTGGTGCCGTTGAAGCCGATCATGATGCGGTCCAGCGCCTGGCGGCGCAGGATGGCCAGGGCCACGCGGGTCTGGAAGTCGGGGAACTTGGCCCAGGCGTCCAGCTTTTGGTACTTCAGGTGCGTGTCGAAGTTGGTTTGCACGCACTGGTAGCCCTTGCTGTCCAGCGTGGATACGTCGCGCGTTTGGCGGTCGGCGTTGTCGGTGTTGGTGCGGCTTGCCACAGGGCCGGATACGCCCAGGCCCAGCTTGGCGCCCTGGGCTTCCACCACGGGCGTCATGTTGATCTTGCCCAGGAAGTCGCTGGACTCTTGCATTTTGGATTCAAGGCGCTGCTGAACCGATGGGGCCACGTTGAATTGCTTGGCCACTTCGGCCACGCCGTTCAGGCGGCCGATTTGAGAGAGCAGGGCGTTGTAAACCAGGCGGGTTTCGTTGCGCATTTGTGTGTTCCTGATAGTTGGATGGGTTGCGGTTTCTGGCGGGTGGTGTCGGCGTTTGGGCTTAGAACTCGGTCAGTGCGGTGCCATTGCCGCCGACAGCTGGCGGGCGCTGGGTGTGGTTGCTGCTGGGCGTGTTCTCCAGGGTCTTGGCCAGCTCGTCGTGCTTGCTCTGCAGCGCTGCAAAGTCTTTGGCCAGCTTGGCGTGGTCTTTTGCCAGGGCGTCGTGGGCTGCGCTCTGGGTTTCTGCCAGCTGCGCGAACTGCTCGAAGCCGGCCAGCACTTCTTCAAATCGCGCGTCGTCGCTCTGGCCCTTTTTCTTGAACTTGCCCAGCAGGCCTTTCAGTGCTTCGGAGAACTTGCCGGCGGCGTTGTCGGTGTCGTCGCTGTCCTCGAAGTGCAGTTCGGCTTCCACCGCTTCGCTGAACAGGATGGCGTCGTTTTCCTTGCGGCCGGCAAATGGGCTGGCCGTTGGGTTCTGCGCCGCGAAGGTCAGCACATCGGTGCCAAGGCTGGCGGGGCTGTCAGTGACGCCCAGGCCGGTCATGTAGGCCTCGCCGGTGTCGGCAAAGCTGGGGTTCACCTCGATGCTGGTGTAAATCTTTTGCTTTGCCTTGGTCATGGCCACCAGCTCGGGCAGCGGTTCAATTTGCGCAAACAGGGCCAGCTTGCCGCCGTCCACCTCGCGGGCTTCGAGGGCCAGCACGTCGCCGTAGGCTTTGAACAGACCATCGGGGGCGATGCCGCGGTAGTGCTCCAGCCAGATGCGGGCGCCGTACTTCTTGGGGTCGAAGTTCTTGGCCATCTGCTGAATCCACTTTTTCTCGATGGCGCGGCCATCAGTGGTTGCGCCTTCGGTAGCGACACGGAAAAAACGGGATTTGGTTGCCATGGGGTGCGGTCCTTGAACGGTGGTGGTCGAAGTAGCCGCCATCGTCCCGCCGTCGCGCGAGCCCAGCAATCAATGCCGCCTGTGTGCGCAAAAGGCACATTTGAAATGGCCAAAGAGCGTGTATTCGTTCACAGACAAGGGGCCGAAACTCGCCCCATGCCTTCCCCAACGCTCGCGCCCGCGCTTCCCTTTTCCACCGTTCCCGCCGATGGCCTGGCCGCCGACAAGCGCCGCGCGGCGCGGCATCTGTACTGGCAAGGTTGGCGCATTTCGAGCATTGCCGAATACATCGGTGAGCCGCGCAGCACGGTGCAGGGCTGGAAGGATGCCGAAGACTGGGACAAGGCGCAACCAGCCCAGCGGGTAGAAGCCGCGCTTGAAACCCGCCTGGTGCAGCTGGTGATGAAGGACGGCAAGACCGGCGGCGACTTCAAGGAAATTGACCTGCTGGGCCGGCAGATTGAGCGCCTGGCCCGTGTGCAGAAGTACGGGGAAACGGGCAAGGAGTCGGACCTGAACCCGGCCATCAAGGCGCGCAACGACAAGCCCAAGCGCCGCCCGGAGCGCAACCACTTCACGGAGGAACAGCACGAAAAGCTGCTGGATGCGTTCCGCGATTCGTTGTTCGACTATCAGAAGGTGTGGTTTCGCAATAGCGAGCTGCGCACGCGCTTCATTCTCAAGTCGCGCCAGATTGGGGCCACTTGGTACTTTGCCCGCGAAGCCCTGGCCGATGCCATCGCCACGGGGCGCAATCAGATTTTTCTCAGTGCCTCGAAGGCCCAGGCGCACATTTTCAAACAGTACATCGTGGCCTTTGCAAAGGAGGCCTGCGACTTGGAGCTGTCGGGCGATCCTATTGTTTTGAGCAATGGCGCCACGCTGTATTTCTTGGGCACCAATGCACTGACGGCCCAGGGCTACCACGGCAATTTCTATTTTGACGAGTGCTTTTGGACGCGCAAATTCACGGAGCTCAACAAGGTGGCCAGCGGCATGGCCATGCACAAGCACTGGCGCAAAACCTACTTTTCAACGCCGTCCAGCATCCAGCACGAGGCCTTCGCGCTGTGGTCTGGTGACCGCTTCAACAAGAAGCGGCCGAAGGACGAGCGCATCACGCTGGACCTGTCGCACGACAGGCTGGCCGGCGGCTTTACTGGTGAAGACAAGATTTGGCGGCAAATCGTCACCATCGTGGACGCGATGCGCGGCGGCTGCAACCTGTTCGACATTGACGAGCTGCGGCTGGAGTACAGCGCGGAGGAATTCGAGAACCTGCTGATGTGCGGGTTTCTCGATGACAGCTACAGCGTGTTTCCGCTGGCAGAGCTGCAGCGCTGCATGGTGGACAGTTGGGAGGCCTGGGCTGATGTAAAGCCCCTGGGCCTGCGGCCGTTTGGCTGGCGCCCGGTGTGGGTTGGCTATGACCCCAGCCACACGGGCGACAGCGCCGGCTTGGTGGTGCTTGCCCCGCCCGCAGAGCCTGGCGGGAAGTTTCGCGTTTTGGAGCGCCACCAGTTCCGTGGGCTTGACTTCGAGGCCCAGGCCGATGCCATCAAGAAGGTTACGGAGCGCTACAACGTGCAGCACATCGGCATCGACACCACCGGCATCGGTCAGGGTGTGTACCAGCTGGTGAAGCAGTTTTTCCCGGCCGCGCGGGCCTACCAGTACAGCGTGGACGTGAAAACCCGGCTGGTGCTGAAAGCAAAGAGCGTTATCAGCAAAGGCCGGTTGGAGTTTGACGCGGGCGCGGTGGATCTTGCCCAGGCCTTCATGGCCATCAAGAAGGTGCTTACCACCAGCGGGCGCCAGGCCACCTATGACGCCGGCCGCAACAACGAAACGGGCCACGCCGACTTGGCGTGGGCCTGTATGCACGCCATGGACTTCGAGCCGCTGGAAGGCGCGAGCGAAGCCACCACCTCTGTTCTGGAGTTTTCCTGATGCCCAAGCGCACCCCACGCCGCGCAGCTGCGCCGGCCTTTTCCAACACCGTGCCCGCACCAGCTGCGGCCACCGGTTCGGCCCTTTCCAATGTCTCGCAGGCCAGCGCCCAGGCGTTCACCTTTGGTGACCCGGTGCCGGTGCTGGACGGCCGCGAGATTCTGGACTATTGCGAAGCCTGGCTGAATGGCAAGTGGTACGAGCCGCCCATCAGCTGGGAAGGCCTGGCGCGGTCGTTTCGGGCCGCTACGCACCACGCGAGCGCGCTGTATTTCAAGCGCAATGTGCTGGCGTCCACCTTCGTGCCGCACCGGCTTTTGAGCCGTGACACCTTCGGCAAATTCGCGCTGGACTTTCTCACCTTCGGCAATGCCTATCTGGAGCGAACGCCCAACATGCTGGGCCGTGACCTGGGCTTGCGCCACAGCCTGGCCAAGTACATGCGCAGGGGCCAGGCGCTGGACACCTACTACTTTGTGCAGGGCTTGGGGAAGGAGCACGAATTCAAGCCGGGGAGCGTGTTCCACCTGATTGAACCGGACATCAATCAGGAGGTGTACGGGTTGCCCGAATACCTCTCCACGCTGCAGGCGGCCTGGCTGAACGAATCGGCCACGCTGTTTCGTCGCAAGTATTACAACAACGGGAGCCACGCCGGCTTCATCCTCTACATGACGGACCCAGCCCAGGCCCAGGGCGATGTGGACGCGCTGCGCGAAGCCATGCGCAACGCGAAGGGGCCGGGGAATTTCCGCAACTTGTTCATGTACTCGCCCAACGGCAAGAAGGACGGCATTCAGGTGTTGCCCATCAGTGAAGTGGCCGCAAAGGACGACTTCACCAGCATCAAAAACGTGAGCCGGGACGATGTGCTGGCAGCCCACCGGGTGCCGCCCCAGCTGATGGGAATCGTTCCAGGCAATACCGGCGGCTTCGGTGCCGTCAAGCCTGCGGCCGAAGTGTTCGCGCGCAACGAGCTGGAGCCGCTGCAGGCGCGCTTCAAGGCCTTGAACGATTGGTTTGGGGAAGAACTGGTGCGCTTTGTCCCCTATGTCATCGAAGGCGGGGAGGATGGCGCTACAAAATAAATAGCTGCTTGCGCTTGCTGGCTAAGCGCTTGGAGTGAATTCTACTCAAAAAAAGACAGGGCGAATGTGAAGGGTGCGGGAACACCCAGCACAAACCCCGCCGCCGTGATTGCCCACGGCATTGGCCAAGCGGCCCCGTCACCTGTGCACAGGCGGGACGCATCTTAGGCGATGCCGACACCATGGAAGAAATACGTTGTGGCCACTGCGGCCGAAAACTCGCAGAGGCCGTGTTTGAACAAATCTCGATCAAGTGCCCGCGCTGCGGGACTATGAACCACCTGCGGGCCTTGAGCCCCTCACGCGAGCGCCTGGGAGCGCCTTCACCTATGACAAACCATGAAGACTCCCGAAACCTCGAAGGCATCCCAGGCAACCCACGCACCCCAGTGCCTCAAGATAGGCAACGCCACCATCTACCGGGGCGACAGCGTTCAGCTACTGCAGCAGCTCGGCCTGCAGGTTGACGCGCTTGTGACCGATCCGCCGTACAGCAGCGGCGGCATGGTGCGCGGTGACCGCATGCAATCCACCGCTGCCAAGTACGTGCAGAGCGGGCACGCCCTCACGGCAGCACACAACCTCAATTTTTCCGGCGACAACCGGGACGGCCGCAGCTGGGCCTTTTGGGTCAGCTGCTGGGTGTCGCTGGTACGCCAGGCCCTGCGCCCAGGCGGCTACGCCATGGTGTTCACCGACTGGCGCCAGCTGCCCGCGTTGACCGATGCCTTCCAGGCCGGTGGGCTGGTGTGGCGCGGCCTGATTCCCTGGGACAAAACCGAAGCATCACGCGCCCCGCACAAGGGCTACTTTCGCCACCAGGCGGAATATGTGGTGTGGGGTTCCAATGGCCCCCTGGCCATCGCTGAGCATGGCGGCCCGTGGCCAGGTGTGGTGCGCGAGCGCGTGGACCACCGGGCAAAGTTCCACATGACTGGCAAGCCGGTGGACCTGATGAAACAGCTGTGCCAGGCCGTGCGGCCCGGTGGTGTCATCCTTGACCCGTTCATGGGCTCAGGGTCCACCGGTGTGGCGGCTCTGGAGCTGGGCTACCAGTTCATCGGGATTGAGCAGGACCAGCACTACTTCGACATAGCGGCCACCCGCCTGGCCAGCGTGGCCACCGAACCACAGGGCCGCGCCGCCTAACCCTCAGACCGAACCACAAAGGCCACCCATGCGGTGGCCTTTTTTGCGCCCGTACAGCGCCGCATTCCTCGGCACGTACCCACCCACACGCCAGAGCCGCACAGGCCCGCCACGGCCCCGCCGTGGCCATCACGCAGCCCTTCCCGCCCACTATCTGCCCGGCCACCCCCGCCCCACGGTGCCCCCAGGGCGCGGCGCGCAATCGAGACCCCGCCTCGCCCCCGGTCTAAATGGGCCTGTTTTGACGACCCCGCCGTCCCTTGGCATCGCCAGGCCTGGCGCGGCCTCGCGCCCGGTTTTGCTGCCTTTCCACATGACGGGATTTGACGGATTTTTGCGGTTCGGTGGTGGTGGCGGGCCGCGTTTAAGGTTTTGCAGGGCCTCGAAGTGGTCACAATAGCCCCTAGCGGGAAGCCCTGGGGCAACTTTTGGGGCAACTTCCTATTTATTCGGGCAATTTGCATGCAATGGCGCGGCTTTCCGGGTGGAATTTGAATCCCGCCACGCCGACCATAAATGACAAAAGCCCGGTACCGAAAGGTCCGGGCTTTTTTCTTGTCTTTGCCTCGGCTCGCCAAAAAATACCCTTATAAATCAATAACTTACAAAGTTTTTGAGGCGAGCGCGCTGGGAGGAGGCCGAAAAGTCCGCATTGATGACTTTGGCCTGTAATGGTCTGGAGAGTGCGACAAGTTTGCTACAAAATTTCTTGTCGCATCACCAAACTAGGTTTGTGCCAACGTGAAAGCGGTCAGACGTGGTTAGGCACCTTGCCGCTTCTCTAGGTTGCCCTCCATCGCCAATTGCTCAATGACTTCCACCAGGGTGCTGCGTCCCAGACTGGTGGCTCCGGCCAATACACGGGTACTGGGCAGAAACGTGCCACCCGCCCCAGACGACTGTTGAGTATGGCGCTGTGCATGGCTAGCGTGAGGTGCAAGACCACGAATGCGCTGCCGCGTGATTACGTGACTGACTACCAGAACGGGCTGTGGTGTCCCCTGGCTTCCTACTAAAAGGTCAGCAATAACTGAATCAAAGAAGCAGTTTTCAAACCATCGCTACACGTAGTGCATCAACGTTGATGCGCCCTTAGGAAATGTGATGAGTTTGAATATTGCAAAACTGCTTGCGACCTTGAGCCAGTCCGCTAGAGACCAGAAGTTGCTGGCTCAAGGTGGGCTGGTGAGCCCAAGTCAGATGCCAGGCCTACCCTTTGATTGCGGTGCCTTGCCAAACGACGCGTGGCTACTGGTCGGTGAGCTGCACCCAGAGATGTTTGCGCTATTGAAAGGTGGACGTAGGCCGAGTACCGATGTGACTCTGATGGAGGCGAACATCGGCATTTTTTATCTAGTTGTTAGACATTCGGTGGGCGAGTGGGAGCACCGGTTTTTGTTACCGATGGTTGGAGCTTCAGCTAGGACATACGTCGGGTCCTTGGAGAAGTCTGGTGTGTATGCGGCACTGACGTCGGCAGGTAGCCAAAAGGCGTTTCTTAATCACCTGCAGCGCAATCCGTCTGACCAAGTCGTACAAAAGCTTTTATCTAGAGACATCAAAGACTTCGTTGGTGACGGTGCTGCTCTTGCTGTCGAGAGCATTGCTTCAGCTCTACAACTCCTTGAGCCGCATGCTTTGCCGCGCTTCACGGCTTCGACTGATGTCCAGAATGTCTGCGTATCCCTCGTGTACGCTGATGAGGTCGCAGCACAGCTTGAAGCCCTATCTAGTCTGTCGTTGCGACACTGAAACTAGGCCAGCAGAGGTGATTCGATACCGGCTCCCATAGGTGCCATGTCGATGATTCCGCCCTCCAAAAGCTTGCTTTTGGAGGGCGTTTTACGTTCTGGGACTAGACACGCACATCGGTTTTTGTGCTGTGTTCCCGATGTGGCCGACCAGCGTACTGCTGTAGCGTCCCTTTCCAAGATACTGGCATCGCCAGTACTAAGGTGTCCAAGGCCGGGTGGTCAAAACCTTCGCCCACCAGCTTGCCGGTTGCCAACAAGACCCTGGCTGCGTCAGGCGCCAGCTCTTCTAGCTCGGCCACCGTTGCCGCACGCTGTTTTCAGGAGAGCCGTCCATGCAGGACGAACAGGCCGGGAATGGAGGGACGCAACGCCTCCGACAGCGCAAACACGTGGTCTGTTTTCTCTGTCAGCACTAGGACTTTACGTCCTTGCTCAAAGGCTTGAACCACCTCGCTGACGATGGACTGGGTCCTGACTGGGTCGTTCGCCAGGCTGCCAAAGATTTCCTAGATGACTGAGACGAGGTAGGCCCACTGGTCTGGATAGGGCTGCAGGTTTTCATCGACAAAACACTTCGTCCCAACTCTAGGCGGCGGCCTAAAGTGTTGATGGAGTTGGTTGTAAGCCACAACAGGGTCTCGAATTACTTGCACAGTTATCTATCATTTATACAAAGACATTCAGCCCCAATAGTGATAAAATTCTGTGCAAATGAATGCGAGTTGCACCCTCCAACTGTTTGCCAGCGGCGCTTGGTGCGACGTAGGAAGCGTGAGCCTGCTGGGTGCTGAAGCACAAGGCTGGCGCAGCAATACGTATACCGGCTATTCGGTGGAGTGGGCCATCGAGCACAGCGGAGCGCGAGACGCTCATGCCTTTGCCTGTCGCTTCCCAGTGGGTCTCCAAGAGTTCGAGCATCCGCACTGGCCCGTTTTCCTTATCGACATGTTGCCGCAGGGCTTTGGCCGAGAAGAGCTTCTGCGCAGACTGGGGTTGCCTGCAACGGCAGGGGAAAGCGTGGACTGGCGGCTGCTGCTCGCGGGTGCGGGCAACTCGGTAGGAAACCTGCGCGTGAAGGAGGCTGCGAGCTGGCTAGCCGCGAACGCTGGTCCGCTACGGGGCTTCACTGACGATGAGGTGGCCGAAAGGGGAGACGACTTCGCGGAGTACCTGGCCTCGCACGGCCTGTTCGTAGCCGGCTCTTCTGGGGTACAGGGCGAGTGG